TACCAAAGCAGTCTTGAGTCTTCTTTTTACACCGCTAACGGTAACGCAAGTCAATCTTCAATGAACTACGCAATGCCTCCCGAAACCATATACCTACGCAATTCTCCCGTTGCTCGTGTGTTGAGTGTTCAAATACAGAACCAGTGGACAACGCCGACATACCTAGGTGAAGCGGTAAGCAGAGAAGCAACTGTTACCTCGGCGGCAAAGGTTGGAACAAAAATAACTTTCACTGCCGCTAATCACAAATTTACAGTCGGTCAGTATGTGACAGTTACAGGAATTACGCCTATTGGTTACAATGTTCTAAATAAAAAAATTACAGAGGTTACTGCAAACACCTTTGTTGTTGTAGTTGAGGCTGGCGCTTTATCCGCCTATGTTTCTGGTGGATTTGCAGAGGCAATTGGTAGCAACTACACGGTAAGAAGATACGGAATAGACATTTTCAACATTGTTGCTGATGACACTGTAACGATTACTTATGAGGCAGGTTTAGATGGGGATTCAATACCAGTATTCAAACTTTTGATTCTCAGGGCAGCAACTAGGGAAATGCAGAACATGCATGACGACGTTGTCGGTATTAAAGATTTGGAGCCAAGAAATGTCGCTCCACTTGAAACAGGATTTACCGACAGAGAACTGATGTCTGTAAAGAAATACAAACGCTCAAGAGTGGCGTAAGATGCGCGTACGGGTTGAAGTAAACACAAATGATGCTCAGGAACTCTTACAAGACGTAAGGGACAGAGTGGAAGACTTGCGTCCTGTTTTTAGAAGAGCAAAAGAAGACTTATCAGACATCTACACCAAGCATTTTCTTTCTAACGGAAATGGAAAATGGGCTCCATTGGATGCTGAATACGGAGCATGGAAGTCTGTTCGTTTTCCGGGTGCACCAACACTTGTTAGGTCTGGTGGACTGTTCAAGAGTATTGAAACATTTTCAGTTAGTGAAATAAACCGTCAATCAGCAAGGTTTGGAACCGACGCACCGGTTGCAAGATTTCACCAATATGGAACATGGAGCATGCCAAAACGTGAAATCATCTTTGAGCCACCGATGTTTGCAAAGAAACTGGCTAAAGACGCTGAGCGATACATTGCCGAGGGTAACTAATGGAACTAATGTACGGTGCCCAATTTGCCAAGGATTATGTTAATTCTTATCTCAGTGATGATATTCCTATAAGAATTATTGACTACAGAAACGGCTGGAATGCTGACGACGAGCAACTACCAACACCTGTCAAGTTTCTTACCTATGAGCCAATCGCCCTTGATGAATGGCCGACGATAATAACGGTCGTCATGTCAACCAACAGGATTGAAAGAATTGGCTACTCCAACTCTAATCCGCTCTACAGGGTTAACTACACAATGCGCACCTATGTATGGGTTAGGGATGTTGGTTCTGCAGAAACAACCCTAATGAGAGACAGGTTTACGACGGTTGTCAGGTCGGCCCTCCTTGACTACCCATGTCTTAAAGCAACGGACCCACAGGAAACATTCCGCATACAGATAGACGAAGGGTCAATGCAGGAGCAGTTCTCTGATTTAACACTTCTCAAGGGCGACAGAGTTCTTGCTGGAGCATACATGTCTTATGACTTATCTATTGACGAAGTTGTTGACAGAAGACCACTTGCTGCGGCGCTGCCTATTGAGATTGAATTTAGCAATCTAGACAGAACGCCGTAAATAGTGATGTACACTAATTAAAGTTAATCAGGAGCAAAAATGACCCATTCGCACAAAGTTGAAAAAATCAAAGGCCAATCCGACTTTGAAAATGACGGCTCTGGACATATTGTTGTCAAGAATATTTCCGGAAGAAATATAACCATTGGTTTACCCCCTGTTTTACTGTATCCAGAGGACGAAGCATTCTCCTGTAACGACAATCCAGATGTTCTTTCTGCCATAAAGTCTTACAAACTTGAAATTGTCAAGACGGAAGAAGCAAAAGAAAAACCCAAAAAAACAAAAATTGAAGAAACAAAAGTTGAAAAAGTAAAAGAAGAAACTTTAACAACAGTTGCAGATTCTACTGAGCAAGTTTCGGTACAATTAGACTTGCCAGACGACAGTAAGACGCTTAACAGCGACGAACTTTAAGACACGGAGAGAGGTCACATGCCAGGCGTAACAATTACTACAGCAGTTAGAACAGGTCCTACAAGTACGACGGTGCGCGCTTCGTCGCAGGCGTTCTTTGTTGGACTTGCTCAGCGTGGTCCTTCCGATGAAGCAGTTCTCGTAACAAGCCTCGCAGAGTTTGAAGAGACATTTGGTGGATATGTAACATATGCATACCTTCACCCAACAGTCCAAACTTTCTTTGAAGAGGGTGGCACACAGTGCTATGTAGCAAGAGTTGTTGGCCCTGCAGCCACGACAGCAACCAACCTGCTCAACGTGGGCGGTGCTGGCGGTGCTGACTGTATCCGCCTTGTAGCAAACGGTCCTGGCGACTGGGCACATGACATGGACATTGAAGTTGTCGCTTCTGGAGCAAGCAAGAATATTAAGTTGTACTACAACGATGAACTTGTTTACGCAACAGGACTCAAGACGACCTCAACCGCACTCGTTACCGCAATTAACGGAAGTGCAATCGCTTCAAAGTACATGTCAGCAACAAAGTTGACAGACGGAATGCCAGAAGTCAGTGCAGCAACAGCATTTGGTGCTGGAACATTTACTGTTGGTTCTGACGACAGAACAGATAACACTGTTGACACTTCGTTCACTGCTTTTTCTGCTGCTCTTGAGTTGTTCAACGATTCTTTTGGACCTGGTGCAGTTTCTTGCCCAGAAACCCACGCAATCAACGCAGACCTTATTGCTCACGCAAATACATACAACAGAATCGCACTATGCCACCTCGCAGAAGCAGCAACTGGAATCACTGCAGCGGCGGCATCACTTGCTGCTGAAACAGGTTCTGAGCATGCCGCTCTCTACTATCCTTGGGTTTACGTCCCAACAGAAGTTGCTGGTGTAACAAGGCTGATTCCGCCAGATGGTTACGCTGCTGGAAAGCGTGCACTTGCACACAACCAGACTGGCCCTCATCAGCCAGCCGCTGGCCTTATTTCTGCCGCTCGTTTTGTTACTGGCGTTGAAGTTGATGTCAACAGAACTCTTGGAGACTCTCTTGATGCCGACTACGTAAACGCAATCAGAATTATTGCCAACACGGTAAGAGTGTACGGAGCGCGTTCTCTTTCACTAGACACGGAAAACTTTAGATTCATCACGACTCAAGACACTGTAAACAGCGTTGTCGCTGAGGCTAACGCCTCAATGGAAGACCTAATCTTCGCTGTTGTTGATGGTCGCGGCGGTCTGTTCTCCTCAATTGAGGGAAGACTGACAGGAATCTGTGAAAGAATGAAGTCCATCGGTGCACTGTACGAAGCATACGACGCCAACGGAAAACTTATTGACCCTGGCTACTCGGTCAAGTGCGACACTTCAATCAACACTACTGCACAACTTGCAGGAGGAACAGTGAAAGCGCAACTTGGTGTACGAGTTTCGCCAATCGGTGACAAGATTGAAGTCACAATTGTCAAATCAAATCTAACATCAACTGTTACAGTATAATCAGGAGTAAGCGATGGCTAAAGTATCACAGAGGCAAATCCTCGCAGAAATCGCCCCAGTTGGCGCTACGTCACCAAAATGGACAGGTTTCAGATTTGCGCAGGTTTCGGGTGGCGAAATTACGGCGTCCGTTGAGAAAATCTACCCAGGTGGAGCAAAGTTCCCTGAAGTTCTTTGCGCACCCGCAGAGATTGGTGACATCACGCTTACCGCTCACTACGATGACGACAGAGTGGCTTCAGATACCCAAACAGGTATTGCAGCCAAAATTAAGACACTGAGACCACTCATTGGTCGCGTGTACTACGACATCACCGTAACAACCTACGACTGCGACATCGTCGTTCAGGGTCTTGACCGCACCTATGCAAATTGCTTGCTTGTGGGAATGACCGAGCCAGACGGTGACTCATCATCTGGTGCTCCAGCAACGTTTGCCCTTACGTTCGCTGTTCAAGGCGTTGTATAAAAATTAAATAAACGTTTTACAGCCTAGTTGCACCGCTCATCTGATGTTGTGCTAATGTGCTGTTATGACAGAAAACAACTCCCTTTATACCGAGCCTGATTCACCAAAAAAGGCTGAGCCAAAGACTCCATCAATTCAAAAGATTGAAGAACCAAATGTTCTTTCACGACTTAAAGACGTGATTCAGAAGAAGGTTGAAAGACCAGTCGTTCGTCTTGACGTACCAGAACGTCCAGGCGTTTCTTTGCGAATTAGTCCAAACATCACACAGCATCAGTTGCGTCAGTGGCGTAAGAACTCCGGAGAAGACACCAAGGCAGGAATGGACTCAATTAAGTTCTCCTGCTACGTAATCGGAAGCACGACTGTTGGCATTGTTTTTGATGGCGAAGAAGTTTACGACGAGAATGGTTACACGCTCAACTTTGCGGCTGCTGACATCCTTGCAATGACAGACACAACCAGACCAATCCCAGAAGCAGTTCGTGCGTTCTTTGGCGTTGACCCTCACCTAGAAGCCGCTGCGTTGGCAATTCTTGACGCTGCCGGTTATTCGGATACAATTGACACCTCGGACCCTACGACGGAGTCTTCGGGGAGTTAGTAAATGACCCCCTAATCGTCTCTGCTGCGCGATTAGGTGAACTGTTTGGAACAGACCCCGTAAGACTCCTTGATTGTAGCGATGATGAATGGTTGATACGCCTTGCTTGTGCTAAGGTTGTATCTAACGACCGTGAAGAACAACAAAAAGCGCAAAAAGCGTAAAAATCTGTGGTCGCTCATGTAATTCTGGAGTAGCACATGGCTGAAGCGAAAATTGAACTACAGATTGATGTAGACGGTGCGGCTAGGGCTAAAGCGCAACTCAAAAGCGTTGAGAATTCTGTTGGCAAACTTGAAAGAAGAATCAACAAGATTGGTTCTGGCCTTGCGTCAAGTACTGGCGGAGGAGGCGGAGCAGGTGGTGGCAGTGCAATCACTAAAACCCTCGTCAAATGGAAACGCTCGTTTGACCAATTTGACAAAGCAATCAAGATGGTTGGAACTGTCGGGTTAAAAGGTTTAAGCCTGTCTCTAAAGGGTGCCACAATAGAAATGGCACTAATGGGCGCTGCAATGTTGGGAGTCCATGCTGCATTTGTTTTGGGCAATGGGGCTATGAAACTCATGAAGTCTACCTTGGGTCCACTTGCCGCTGGCATGACCGCTGTCGTGGCTGCTGCGGCTGCTGCGGCTGCTGCAATACGTGAACAACAAGCGGCGATGTTTGCATACAAAACAACCAGCAAAGGTCAGTTTGGTTCTAGTCTCAATCAAACAAGACAGGTTATGCGTGGCCTTCACGCTGACGTGGACCTCGCCTCTGTCGGCGTAGAGAACCTAAACACCGCTTTTGCAACTATCTCCAAAACTTCAACCTTCACAGGAAAGAGCCAAGGGCTACTTAAAGGCCTCATGGACTTTGCTTCGGCGGGTCAACCAATTGAAGAAGGAATCAAAAAAGCAGCAGACTTGGTTGCACTTCTTCAGGATTCAAAGAAGTCATTTTCTGAAGCGAAAACTTCTGCACAGCAGTTGTTCCCAGACAAAAAAGCAGTTGACAAAGCGTTTAAAGACTTAAAAATTAATAACAAAAAATCTCTTGAGGCGGCAATAACGTCTGGTGAACTCGCAAAGGCTGCCGGTCTTGAAGGACAGTTTGAAGCGGTTTCCGGAACACTGATTAATAAACTAAAAGGATATTTTAATCTCCTTAAAGTTCAATTTGGAGATATGGGTCAACCACTCCTAGAGCCAATTAAAAAATCAATGTTTGATATTTTTAAGATTCTTAGTCGTGGATTTGCAAAGATTTCGGGCAGTACACAAAGATTCGGCATGACATCAATGCTTGATGGTCTTGTAGGCATGGTACAAAAACTTACAGACCTTTCGGTTAACTTGATTAACGAAAACCTTGGAACCGTTACCGGAATGTTTGAAAGAATGGCTTCATGGTGGAAAGAGTTTAAATACGGCTGGGATGCCACGCTTGACAAACTAAGGCCATTCATAGAGGGTGCGCGTGTAATTGAAGACATGTTTGGCGCAATTTGGGTGCATGTCAAAAATATTGCCGCATCAAGTTTTGGGCAGTTCAACGATTGGCTAGTAAATAACAAAGCAACCGTGATTGAGTTCGGAGACAGAATTGGTGAACTCATTGGTGAAATAATGAAGTTTCAAGCAGAAATGAAAAAGTTGCTACAGGATTTAATGCCATTTATCAACGATGTTGTCAATGGTATTTCTGCAATGGTCAGCCAAATGACAAGTTTCATAAAAGGTATGCGGTCATTGAGTGGCGGGGGAACCGTAGGAGCACTCGCAACGCTCCTTGCTGTTCGTGGTGGATTAAATGCAATGAAAAACACCAAGGGCGGAATGATTGCAAGCGCTGTTACAAAAAACGCAACCATCAATGCCCCCAATGCAACAATCGTTACTAGCGGAACACCT